AGCTACATCTACTATTGTATCTTTTAATTTTTTGAAAGAATCAGCGCCATTTTCTAAAACCCTTTTAAGATATCCACTAAATGAGCCAGGAGTTTCTTTTACAGTTCTAAACACCAAATGACTTTTTAATCCTGCATCTCCTATACCAGATAAAGGGTATGACAATGATACGCCAGCTTCTACGTTATTCTCTTGCTCACGAACACGAAAAGGTATTTCTACAGCATTGTTTAGACTATCTTGTAATATGCCACGTCCTTCAGGTATTGTTATTACTGGCGCTCTATAATTAGTTGATATTCCTTCTGGCATTTTATTTTCCTACTAAATAGTTTATACTAGTCAAGTCTATTTATAAGGTTTTTATGGCATATTCAGGAAGATATTCAGTAAAAAATCCATCTAAGTATGAAGGTGACCCAACTAAGGTTATGTATCGTTCTTTATGGGAACGACATGCCTTCAAATGGTGTGACGACAACCCCAATATAGTCAAGTGGTCATCTGAAGAAGTTGTTATACCTTATCTATACGAAGTAGATAGGAAGTATCACCGATACTTTATGGACTTGAAACTTAAGACCAAAAATGGTAAGACATTCCTTGTAGAGATAAAACCTGATGGACAGACTAGACCGCCCAAGGGTGCAAGAAGAACAAAGAGATATCTTACTGAGAGTTTGACTTATATTAAGAACGTGAATAAATGGGAAGCGGCAGAAGAATATGCCAAGGACAGGGGTTGGGAGTTTGTGATATGGACTGAGAAGAACGAACCTCTGAAGTCTATTATACCTAAGTCAACTAAACCATTAAAACCAATAAAACCTTTCAAACGTCGTAAAAAATAGTATAAATAGACTATATGAGTAACTTGTTCGATAAACTATCAAGAGAAGCATTCCGCGCAGGAGTAAACCCTCGTACTGATGAATCACGTAAGTGGTTTCGTCAACGTTCTAAAGCGCTTCGTGGTATAGATAGAAAAGATTTAATGCAAGAGTTACCTGCCGGAGGAAGTGTTGTTGGAAGCATGATCATGTTTTTCTATGACGCAAAAGGAAAAAAGACTTTACCTTACTATGATGCCTTTCCTTTGGTTGTTGTGGTTGGCCCTGCTCCAGGAGGATTCTACGGATTAAATCTTCATTACCTACCACCTATATTACGCGCTAAAATGTTAGATGCTTTGATGGATATTGCTACGAGTAAGAAGTCTCCAAACGCAAAGTTTGATATTTCATATAACACGCTACAGAGTTTTTCTAAACTAAGATATTATAAACCTTGTTTCAAACATTATCTAGGTGGTTATCTTAAAAGTGGTATATCTATGGTTCCTGCGCCGGAGTGGGAAATAGCAACGTTTCTTCCTGTAGCGCAATTTAAGAAAGTCGTAAACCCTCTAGAAGTATATAGAGATTCAAGAAAAATATTAGGAAGCAGTTAAATGGCACAATCTAAAAGTCAAATGGTGGGTATAGACAATTTCCTAGGTTCCGTATCTAGGGGTGGCGGTATCGCTATGAGTAACATGTTTGAGGTTCAATTACCTCCTGTTGCTAATGTAAACGGAATGCAAAAAGGAATGAGCATACTTTGTAGTAAGGTAGATTTACCTATGAGACAAGTGACAACAATAGAATCACGCTCCGGAGTAGATGTAGAAAAGGTTGCTTATGGTTATGCTGTTGCAGATGTTGCTATGTCATTCTATCTTTTAAATGATTATTCCGCAAAACAATACTTTGAAGCTTGGCAAAATCTCGCATTGAATCAAAAAACGCTAGAGATTGGATACGATAATGAATATAAAAAACCTGTAATAATACGACAGCTCAGAAAAGGTACAGGATTCGCTATCGCAAGAAAAAAACTTTTTGATGCAGGTAAGATACCTTCAAGCATAAGAGGAAGACTTCCTAGATTAGGGCCACTAGATTTCGCGCAAGGAGAGTTTGACTTAAATTTAATAAGTTCAAATGATGTTGTGTATGAGTGTAAACTAATAAACGCATTTCCAACATCTGTAGCAGCTATTCCTTTTAGTGCAGCTGGTGGAGGACTACTTGAAGTGAATGTTCAATTATCTTATAAGAATTGGGAAAGTGACTTTGTTTCTAATCCCGCAAGTCAACTTGCAGATGCTCTTATTGGTGGACTTATAAGTAAACTATAAATAAAACGAAACATAATAATGGAGAAAATATAATATTATGGCACTACCTAAGTTAAATGAATCAATAAGATATGATATGACAATACCTTCTAAGAAAAGAAAGGTTTCATACAGACCATATTTTGTTAAAGAAGAAAAAATATTATTACAAGCATTTGAATCAAAAGATGAAAAACTTTCTATGAGAGCAATGATAGATACTGTTATTGCTTGTGTATATGAAACAGTAAATCCAAATACATTAACAACATTCGACGTTGAATATATGTTCACTCAAATAAGAGCAAGGTCTGTTGGGGAATCTTCAACACTTAATGCAGGTTGTCAAGCGGAAGGTTGTGAAGGTAAATCAGAAGTTGTCATTGACCTTACTTCCGTTGAAGTTGAGTTAGATGATAATATAGACTCTATCGTAAAACTAGATGACAATATAAGTATAGAGTTACAATACCCAACATACGCATCATTCCTAGATAACTACTCCTCTGAATTATCTAGCGCAGAGTTTGGAATGAGTATGATTAACGAATGTATCGTTTCTATTAATACTCCGGACGAAAGAATAACAGAATGGTCAAAGGTAGAGATACAAGAGTTTGTTGATTCTATGACAACAGACCAGTTTGCTATGGTAGGTAAATTTGTTGATAGTTCTCCTACATTAAAAAAGGACGTACATTATACTTGTGGTGTATGTGGTAAAGAAAATAAAATAACATTGGAGGGTATCTCAGATTTTTTTTAGTATGCCTCTCACATGATAGTTTAATGAATCATTTTAAAACTAACTTCGCGTTGATGCAGCATTTTAACTACTCTCTTGATGATATAAACCATATGATGCCTTGGGAAAGAGAAGTTTATTTGACATTATTAAAAAATTATCTAGAGGAAGAGGCTGAAAAGAATAAATAGGTCTAGCACTAATAAGGTAAACTAATGGAAAATGAAATCACCAGAATTAATCAGGATAACGGTAGAAGGTTAGGAGGACTCTTACAATCTTCTAACAAAACAAACCAAACTCTTGATGAGACTAATCGAAGATTAGCAATACAAAATGATATGTTTTCAAACTTCTTTAGGAGATTTAGTAAAGATTCAAGAAAAGATGAAGGTAATATAGCAGAAGAAAAGAAAGAAGCTGCAGTAAGAGAAAGAAACAGGATTGCAAGAGAGAAAGCAGCGTTACAAAGGGAAAACTCACTCACGAAATATTTTAAATCAGGAAAAGGTTCTGTAGGGGGAGCTGGGGGTGACGGTGCGGTTCCTGTATCAATACAAAGTTTGGGGCCAGGATTAGGAGCAGCTGGTGGTTTATTTGGAGGAATCATAAAAGGAGTTTTAAAAGCTGTTCTTGCTGTAGGAGGATTCTATCTTGTATTGAAAAATATGCCACTCATCGTTGAAGGGTTTAAAAAGATAAAAGACTTTATTAATCCCACAGACAAAGATGGTAACACGAGGTTTGACAAAATAGGAAAGTTTTTATCTGGCGTAATCGAATCTGCAATTAAATCATTATCGGCTACAGTTATGAAAATATTCACCCCTTTAATAGATGAGATATCTTATAGGTTTGGGGTTCTTTCAGCAATCTTTGAAACAATTAAGAATAGTTTAGTAGAAAAGCTTGAAATTCTTATTGAGAAATTTAAACTTGGACTTACTGAAGTTGGTTTAACAATTGAGAATTTTTTCAATGAAAAGGTTCTTCCTCCATTTATTTCTATTTCTAAAAGTTTAGAAAAATTTATAGGTTTCTTTGAAACTATGTTTGGTAAGAAAGTTGGAACGCCTCTAGATGATGCAGCAGAGGAGTTTTTGGTTAACAGAAATAATAAAGAGTTAAGTGTCTCACCTTCTCAAGAAATTAGCGAACAAGTCGGAAAACAGTTTAAAGAACGGTTAGCAGATTTTAATGAAGAAGATTCCCAAGCAGCCAAAGAAGCAAGGAAAAGAGACATTGAAAAAGATAAACCAATTCAGAAAAAACTTCAAAATTTAAATGCTCAGAAATTCGCTTTAGAGATGGTACCAGCTCTTGGTCTAAAAGCTCTGGCAAAAAAAACAGCGATGGCATTGTTAGATTCGCAAATCGCTAAAATGGAAGAAATGCTAGACCAACGAGGCGAATATGCCCTGCAAAAACAACGAGACCTAGTAGACCTGAGAAATGAGGGAATAACTGACATATTACTTAACTCTAAAACAATGGACGATAAAAATATAAATAGAAGAATGGAAATCGCAAAACATTTAGAATTAAATAAAGTACTACCAACAGGTTATACAAATGATGCAGGTTTAAGTGACGAAGAAATAGCTCAAATTAGAGCTTTAAATAATAACGCTAACTTTGACTTTAAAGAAAAAACAGCTTTTTCTAAGGCGAGTAGTTTTTTCGGCCCTATGGTTGAGGAAAGTAACAAAGCTATAAGTAAAAAAGTGCAAGAAGGTATCGACGGAGGGCAAAAACTTAACGAATTATTTAAAGAATTTTTGAATCCTAGTGCTGTTGCACCACCTACAAGTATCACTCCCATTAGTTATTCAGAAGATAATTCAGACAACTCTCAACGAAACTCTTTCTTTAGTCCAGACAGTAGTCCGTCTGACCCATATGGTAGACCACAGAAACAAATTTTCGCATAAAAAAAAAGGGAGACCCGAAAGTCTCCCCTGCCTTTTTTTCGTGGGTTTAAGGGGAAATCCCCTCCCTAATTATTCGGGGATACCAATGGTAAAGGCGAACATCTTTTAATCCTCTGCCGCGAGTTTCGCGAAGTAGGATAATGTATCATCATCTCCCTCAGATGCCATCGCTACCTTCGGTTGAGGAGCAGACGGAATCACTTGAGGTTCAACTGACCTAGACCCTACAGTCTCAGCAGTTTGTTGTAATGATTCATTCTTCATAGTAGAACCAGAACCAGTCGCCTGACCTAACACAACTTCAAGTCGTGCTTTCAAATCATTATAAGACTTGTATGATGATGGGTCAGTAAACTCACTCATGTCATGCATAGTATTATAGGTTGCTTCTAGTTTAGTTTCATCACCTTCTAATAGAGGTGTCGGTGACTTAAACTCAGACTTGTCATAGTTACGATATCCCGCAACATTGCGTATCTTGAGTTGGAAGTCAGCACCGCTCCAGAAATCAAATGGATTTACAGGAGTTTCATCAGGATACTCAGGTTGCATCTTATCCATAATCTTATCAAAGATTTTCTTACCAAAGTCGTAAAGGAATACTTTACCATTATTGGAAGGATTAGATGGGTCACTTAGTACCATAATGTTGGTTACATAATGTAGTCGTCTCTTTTGAGAACGAGCAGTTTCTTTGTCTGCCTCTATACCAGAGTTCCAAAGTCGTGAGTTGTATTCACTCACTGGGTCTGCTTCACCACCCAATGTAGTACGAGATTTTTCTACATACCATTGACCAGTATTACCCTTAAAGAAATGGTCAAAGTATCTTACCCAAGGTAACTCTTGACCTTCCCCTGCAGGAAGAAATCTTATAACAGCATAACCATTACCCGATTCATCTACAGTCGGTTTCCAGAACCGTAAGTCTTCATATTTGTTTGTGGATTTTTTAGTATTAGACATTTCAGCGGCAGCGTTGGCAAGTGTTGAAACGTCAGTACGATTAGATTTTAAATTAGCAAAAGACATATATATTTTTCCTTGTATTATTTGTGTGTTTTGTATTATTTGTATTATAGTATATTGCGACTAATAAGTCAAGTGTATTTATAACATTTTTATCTCCTATGCTGATGGAAGTCTATGAGACTTTTCGAGAAAGTTTAGGTTCATTGCTTCTGCCTCAATCCTATCCTTTATAGATGGGGAAAGATATTTCTTCACGTCATCAACCTCAATTGTATTTTCGTCACAAAGATACACTACAGCATCCATGTAAGACATAGACATTTTTCTTACGGTATCTTCTACCATCTTACTAAATCTCTTTTTACTTAGGAAGTTACTTTCTTCCTTTTCATCATTAGGACTATCTGCCCCACCTTGTATGAAATCAACTTTCAACTTCTTCTCCTTCTTCATCAAAACCTGTACCATTCCAAACACCGCCATCGTCATACCAATAACCTTTTATTCGTTTGACTTCACCGTTATCGTGATACCCTTTTTTAGTTACTAACCATTTTATTTTATGTTGCATGTTTGAACCATAGAACATATCTAACCATAGACCTGTCCTTAAGTATGTTTTCATATTAGCAATATAAACCTGAAGGGATGTATACTCGTTTCTTTCTTTCCATTTATGCGAGTCTTTCTTTAAACGCATTTCCTTAGTCTTGATTTCTATTTCACAATCCTTTATCCACTTCTTTACTTTCTTCCAATGTAAACCATGGTCTTCAGGTAAATTTCGAATATCCTCATGAATAGAAAGACTGCCATCATGCCCACGAGCGAGTCGTGCTTTCGCAAGACGTTCACTCGCAGCAAGACGTTGCTCTTCGCTGAGTTTACGTTTCTTCTTTGCCATGTTATGCGGTGGCGCCATTGAAGGTTAGTAAACTATCAATACGGAAACTTCTCCAATCACTGAGGTCAGTATCGAATACTCGTACCGCAGTTTGGTTCTTCTGAAGTTTTTCGTTCGCGTCAGTCTTAGGCATCTTATCTTCGGGTATCAAATCCGAGTTAAGAGTTGCAGTCATATCGCGGACGCCACCATCCTTCACTTTCGTAAAGGATAACTTTACTACACCCTCACGGAGTGTATTTACTATTTCATCATATGTCATATTAATTCCAGTCATTTTCGTATGCTCTTGTATTACGGCAGATATCACCTACGAGTTGGTCTGCATATTTACGGTCACTTCCCCATGAAATGCCTTTACGGAAGTCTTTGTCATAGTTGCCTGAGAACATATCCTCAACAATCTTTTTATTTTCACGACGTCTTTTCTTTTCTCTACTGTAATAATTCATTATGAACCTTTCTGTTTAATGTTACAATTTATACTATACTATACTTGAACCAATAAGTCAAGCATTAATATACCAAGATGGAATATTTCTTTTCGTCCATCTAGCGAAATCTTTCTTTTCGTTGATATAGTAAACGCGATATGCCTCGATAGGGTCTTTACGTTTACAATAGTCAGGCATACATTGTTTGAACTCAGTCACCCCACCCTGTAAAAGATTACGAGGTGTTCGAGATAATGTATTACGTAACTTAGTGTCAGTCATATGTACCTTACCATACCTATGAGTGTACTCATCGCATAAAGCAACGAAGTGTGTATATAACCATTCATAGTTTGATGAGGTTTCTCTTGTCCAAATAGTGGACGGATGATTGACGTGACATGCTTTGTAAAGTTTTGTTTCCATCTCTGAGTCAGGATGTAACCAACGTTTGATATTACGATTAGACTTTGTCTTACCCCTATACTCTTTACCATCTACAACACGATGCGCGGTTGATAGTAACTGAGCAGTCTCAATTACCATCTTCACCACGTGTTTGTCGCACATCTGTTCGGCACAAATCTTTGGGTCTGTATCTACGTGAAATATATTCATACCTTCTTACCTGTGTAAATCATTTTTATTTTCTTCTACCCCTCTCCAATAGTTTCTATGGAGTTGGTCAACTACAGTGTTCCAATATCCTCGACCCCAAGAACCTCCTTCACATCTTTGTGATGCATTATAGGCATTCTGAATTCTTTTCATATATAGTTCTCTACTCATTTCGCTTGCCTTTGTCTGTGTCTCAATAACATCATATGGGTATAAGACTTTTGCCATTGTTCAAATGTCTTTGGTTTCCTTGCGTCTCCATACTTGAGACCTTGTTCTTTGAAACATCTCTTCAGTTCCTTTTTGTGGTCAGCACCTAGAAAGGTTCCTACCAAAGCAAGTACTGTTTTACGGAATGACCGACCATGATGCATATGACCGAGGCAATGCGCAAGTTCATGAAGTAGAGTATACTTGTCAAGACCACTCTTATAAAGAGTAACCCTATGACCATCTGTATATCCACCAAGTCTTTTTGAGTCTCTTTCTGCCGCAACTATCATAGGTTTTCTACTTCCTACATTTGCAGTTTGCCAATCCCTAAAGTTTTCTTCCCAAAGTTTATTCCAAGTCTTAGACTTGTATATTCTTTTAGCAAACTTCTCTGCTTCTTCAATAGATGCGAACTTATCTTTACCACCCATGTTTTTGGCGTATGCCCATTCGGCACGATAAGTTTTTCTTTTTTCAGTATCGCGTGTATATTTTGCACCACGGTTTTGTCTTTGATGAAACTCACCTAGATATTTTCGATATTTTAGTTTTAGTGTCATAGTTTTCCTTTCCTATACTATTACTATACCATACAGAATATAAAAAGTCAAGCACTTATTTTAAAAATAAGTAACTTTTTTTACCCATAAATTATTCCTTCCTGTAGGTATGTTGGACAATCATTCATCCATTCTGCCCAATCGCACTCGTCCACGAGGTACTCGGCACGAATACACTCCCAATAGTCTTCACCATTTGGTAAGTCCATCTCGTTATAGAAACGAGAGTAGTCTTCAGACTGTGCTTCCTCGATAGAGACATCGAACACAAAGATGTTGCCACCTTTACATTTGTCCTCTATTACGATTTGTGTTTCATATACAAGTTTCATAATTTTATCCCTTTCTAAAATCTACCTTACTGAATGGACTGAATAAATCATCACATCCTTCTTGAGTGCCTGTTCCATCACAGGTCATACAGTCATCGTCTGACTCTACTCCGTTGAACCACTCGGTTCCACTTCCATCACATCTTTCGCATAAATTATTCATAGTTTTCCTTTCCTATAATACCACTATACCTGAAGCAAACCAAAAAGTCAAGCACTAATTTTATTTTTTTCTAATTATTTTTTATATAAATAGAACTAGGAGATTTAAAAATGGCAGATGATTTATTCGATTTCGGGTTTACAATAGTAGATGAACAGGAACTAGAAGCAGTACAACAAGCAACCGCAAAGGTTGAAACTGTATCTACATCAGTATCCGAGACACAAGAAAGATTAGAGAGACTATACAACGCGATAACACCTCTACTAAATAACCTCAAGAAGAACCCAGAGAAAGATTACATTCTGTGGCAGAATAGACTTGAGAAGGTAGAGCAGTTTGAAGACCACATACAGAAAATATATCAGGGATAATTAAATGTTAGATTTTAAAGAATTTATAACAGAGGGTTTGGAAGACGTTGCTTCTTTCAAGGCAATCATGATGGCGGGTGGCGCAGGGGCAGGAAAAAGTTTTGTCATAGCACTGGCAGGTTTAAGAGCGTATGGAATGAAGGTATCAAATAGTGACCCCAATTATGAAAAAATGCTCGCAAAGGCAGGACTTACATTGACACCCGATGATATTATGTCAGCACAGGGTCAAGCAATCCGTGGAGATGCAAAGATACTTACTGATAAACAAAAAGAAATGTGGTTGAAGGGTAGATTAGGTCTCATAGTTGACGGTACAGGTAAAGACCTTGACGATGTGAAATCAGAATGTCAAGCAATGATAGACATGGGTTATGAGGTTGGTATGATTTTTGTCAACACCCCACTTGAGACTTCTATTGAAAGAGATAAGAATAGAGAAAGAACTCTTGGACCAAAGTTAGTCACGCAGACTTGGAAAAGAGTTCAGGCAAACCGTAATAATTTTAAGAGAATGTTTGGTAAACAATTTATTGAGATAGAGAATGCAACTACAACAACAATAGAAGACCTAACTGCTCAATGCAATAAAGCGTTGCAAAAACTTAAACCTTGGATAAACAAAGAACCAACACATTCTATCTACAAAAATTGGAAGAAAGCAGAGATGAAGAAAAAGGGTATCACTTCATTCAAAAGACCTAAAATCTAATTATTCTCTGTGTATCTTTCAAAGTCTTTATCTTCTAGAAACTCTATACGTCGTTCGAGACGGGATATTCTACTCTGAAGACTTCTAATGGTAGGTTGACCTTCTCCATCTCTTAGTCTTCTCTCTTCAATAATTCTTTTTCTCATATAGTCATAATATCGTTCAGTAGTCATTTTTCACCTTTTGTTCAACTCGCTATTAAATAGTTCATAATCTGTATTTTGATTCTCTTTATTCTTTTCATGTTCATACTCTACACGATGTAATCGATGTAGTAACCGAGAGAGTATCCGACTTTCGTGGGCACTCTTCTCGGTATGTAAATATATTTGAAGTGCTTTGCGTATTACAGGATAATCCTCTGGCGCAAAGACTGCTCTCGATTTATTTACTTTGCCTTCCATAAGTCATATCCATCCACAATAATCAATAATCCACCTGTAACCATCATAACAACATTACCTGACGGTACACCTACTACAAGGTTAAGCACGCCAAGTCCGAGACCGACCCATAAACCTTTTCTTGTTGCGCGTAAGGCATCTACCTTCGCACCAATTTTCATTCCTAGACTTTTTAATTTTTCCATGTTTTTACTCCTTTACTAGTAATATATTTATTTATATGTTAATTAACTTCTATAGAACAGTTCTTAGGCAACCTAATCTTTATATTAGGATGAGTATGATGGAGAATAAACTTAGTATCGGGGAACTCTTTGAACATATGTTCCCAGATAGGTCTCCACCAATTATTTAATCTCACTGTGTTCTGTGTACTTCGGTCTGACTCTAATAACAAGTCAGTGAAACTATTTAGATTCATATCGAAGATACTATCAAATCCATAGAGGTGAACTTCTTCTGCCTTCATTTTATTACAAGCATAATGCGTTGCCATATGACCGCAGTTAAAGTTAGTCGCTGCCTGTTGTGGATTCCCTGCATTCTCTGTAACATACTTAGGGATATGAGTATAGAAACCACGAATAAGATGAGCATACTTCATATAGAAAGTACCCTTTTGTTCCATCCATATTTTAGGTCTTGTACCTAGTATCCAATCGTACATATCAAGTTGAAGATGACCTGCTTGAAGAGACTTCATCATCTTGAAATCGACCATACAAGTTGCGTATACTTCTTGACGTGTAATCTCAAAGGGTGGCATATTACATACAAGAAGTTTACCAGAGGTTCCCCTGTTAAATAGTCCTGCACTATCACCATTACCTAGTATGTTTACACGTTTTACCATAACCACTATTATATATTAATTCGTTTCAGAAGTCAAGTTTTATTTTGTTACACCAAACACAAAAGTTTCAGGATTCCACTCCGGGTCAACCTTCAGTCTATTCTCTATATGTTTTTCTGCAATCAGTTCTTTTGATTGACCATAGTATGCCGCAGCATGACCTTTCTCAATCATATAACTGTTTATGGATTGGTCACCAAAGTTACCACATCTCCAGAGTTCACCCAGTATGCGTCCGTACTTACCCTTACCATCTTTCTTGGTAACAAGTTTGATACCTTTGGGGTCATTCAACATATCTGTAAGGAATTGTTTTGCTTTCAATCCAAAGTGTTTTTCTTCTAAGTCTCTTGTACGTGACTCAGGGGTATCGATACCAAATAAACGAATGCGTTCTTTATGTACCCAGATACCAAACCCTAAGTCAATATCAACATCAACAGTATCACCGTCAATGATTTTGACTACCTTACATTTATACTCATACATTGGAAAGTACTCGTTGACATGCTTCTATCTTATCTTGTGCCTCTGCCATCTTACCAACTTCTTTTTCAATTGATTCTACGATATCAGAATGTTCTCCGATACCAGCAGGATTGTTTAGGTAGACGCTTACATTTGCTTCTGCAACTGCAATCTCACCCTCTAGTTTCTTTATTAATGCATTTATTAAATGTGCGTTTTTCATAACTGTTTCCTTATTGTATTGTTTCCCTTCTCACCCGTGTGA